CAGCCCTCCTCGTCCGTCCACCCGTTCAAGGACACAGTAAGCTCGTGGTCCTCGATCAAGTGCGGGGCCATGCCGACGTTCAGCCCGGTGATTGCGTTCGTGCCAAATACCACGCGGCTCATTCGGTGATCCTCTCGGGCAGACGGTTCCGCACGTTAAGGGTGGGCGACGACGGACCTCCGCTGACCCAGCGCTTCGGCTGGCGATCCCGCGACCGCATCACCAACCGCCCCAAGATGTCCTCGTAGAGCAGCTTGTAGACCGCCGCCGCCTCAAAACTCTGTAGCTTGGTGTCCGCCGTGAAGGCCAGATACAGCATATAGAACAGCACCGCGCCAGAAGCCCACTCGGGGGCCTTGATCGTCGATAGGCGGTTCAGAGTCGTTGTGCCGCTTGGGCTGTCAGGGAAGGCGTGATACCAAATGCGAACGCCGTCAGTCAGGTCAGACGACGGCTTCTCGTACAGGCCAACCGTCAGGTAGTCCTGCGTGCCGTAGATTTCCTCAAGGTAGTAGAACCTCGGCTTGCCGGAGCGCGTCTCCCAATTGCGATCAGCACGCCGCAGGTCATCGCGGTTCACCGGCCACAGCACCTCGTCGTCGTACTCCACCCGGAACACGTCGTAGCCAGTGCCCGTGATGCTGTACTCCCCCGTGCCGGACACCGCGTCGATGGTCTCAGAAGCGTCGATGTACCTCGCACGCTCGCAGATCTCCTGCAATGCCCTAGCGGCAAAGCGGTCCACCTGCGCCTGCGTGAAGTAGTAACGCGACGAGTCACGAGTGATGTCGTCGAACTGGTCGAGAATGTCGCCGTATGTAACGCTCACCAGCCAAACTCCGTTCTCACAGTCCCGCCAGAGAACCTGTTGCGGAACCGCCTGCGAACCTCATCGCACCCACCCAGGTACTGCCCGTGCCACTCGGCGGCAGCACGAGGGTCTTGGTGGGCCAGAAGGATCGACATGACGTAGGGGACATGGCACTTGGACTGCACGTCGTCAGGGCAGTCCGTCGTCGATGCCCCGATGCCGTACCCCGTCACACGCAACGTTTGTGAGTCCACCGACGACAAAGGTCGGTAGATCAGCAACTTCGCAACAGGGTAGCCGGGGGCACTAAGCACGGTGTAGAACTCTGGCCTAGTGCCCCCATCCGCTCGCCATCCAATGTTGATCTTGTCCAGATCATCAAGCGTAACGGGGTTGAGGTAATACTCATAGGTGGAGCCGTCTGCGGCGTACTCCACGCTGATGATGTCTATGAACTCTGAGTCAAGGGTGTACTCGGACGTATCTGCCACAAGGCTGATCTCTTGCCGATGCAACAGGTTCCCGATCCTCTCTCTCACTGCACGGTCGGCCATCATGATGTGCCGCTCCACGTCAGCCGTAGTCCATCGGCTATTAGCACCAATCTGCCCAGGTAGGAGATCCTGTAGTTTCTGCGTAACGCCGGACACCACTTGACTCATAGGTCGCTCCTAGATATGCTTGTAAAGCATAACGTTCTCGCAGGTCGTGCCAGTCTCGGCCTCAAGCGACTGCCCGATGCAGTGGAACTCGTAGCCGTCAGTACCATCAGCCGGGTCAAGCTGGGCGGTGGTCAGAGGAACGGCATGACCGCTGGCGTCGGACACCAGATAGTCGTAAGCCACAACGTCGGTGCCGTCGTTGGTGAGATAGTTGCAATGCCCAGCGATCTGAACACTGAACCACTCGCCGTCGGCGGCAGACTCGGCGGCTACGCCAATAGCGCGGATGGTCGTAATGTTCGCCTGGTCCACCGTGTAGCCGGTGGTGCCGTAGAACCCGACCAGCTCGCCTTTGACGATGGCTCCGTTTGCCTTGAACTCGCGGAACTCACGGAACGGGGTAGTGTTACCGGGACCGTGGGTAATAGTGGGTTGACTCATTTATCTCACCTCCTAGGAATTGATGGTCGGCTCGATGGCGTACAGAACGCCGTTCTTCCGACGGTTGTCACAGATCAACTGCAAGTAGGCCAGGTACAGCGAAGTGCTGGCATCCTGGTCCACGGGAGTCTGGAACCCGCGAGGCTTCCAGTCGTGGTCCTTGCCGACGTACAGCGACATGGTGTTGGTGTTGATGAAGTACATCGAGCCCTCGGCGAGAGCAGAGCCAGTGGACAGAACGCCGTTAGCGCTCGAAGCCGTTTCGGCGTCGGGCACATAGCCGTCCCACATCATCTTTGCGCTCTTGAAGGCGATGTTCTCGAAGCCAACACTCGCAGTATCCTTGAAACTGTAACGAGTCTTCTCGTCCATGCCGGCCTCGTAGATCTCAAAGCTGACCTGATCGGCCATGATGAGATCCGGCGAGCCGCCAGGGCCCTGCGAGCAGTCGTTGAACAGCTTCCGCATGCCAGCGAACAGACCGACATAGGTGTCAGCGCCGGGGGTGTGGTCCTGATTCAGCCACCAGGTTTCCACGTCCTGGTCGATGTTGCCGATGTCGTAGTTATCGGCGGTCGTGGAATTGATGCCCTGAATGTACAGGGGGATGCCGATGATGTTCTTGCCGCCGTTGCCGGAGTAGGGGGCGGTGGTCGCCTGTCGGTTGTCCACGTCCCACAGATCGGCGTTCAGCTTCTCGGCCCACCCGGCGGTGGTCTGGGCAATCTTCTCCTTCAGCAGATCAGCGATCTGCTCCTTGCCCATGTTCTTGAACTTCTGGATACCGCTGATCGACACGGCACCGCCATACTGCGCCCAAGGCACATACATGGTGGTGATGCCGTCCTGCGGGGTCACGTCGATCTGGTCGTAGCCGCTGTAGGAGCTGATAGTTCCATTGTGCTGATACATCAGACCGACACGAATCTGGTCGCCACCGACGACCTTCTTCTTGATCTTGCCCTTATCCATGAACTCTTTGAACGTCGGGTTGCTATTGCTAATAGCATCCTGAATCGCACCACTCTTGTGGATCTTGTCCGCAGTAGTGGTCAAAAGAGCATCATAAGTAATGGACCTAGTTTGAATGGCCATTGATACTCACCTCTCTATAAGCCAAACGCCTCGTCTACGACGGCGCTGATCTTGTCCTCGAAGCCCAACTCCGCGAAGTTGTCAGCAGGCTTAGGCTCTGCCTTCTTCGACTGCGAAGTCTGCTTCGGGGTCGCCCTCTTTGCCGCGCTCGCGCTGCGCTTGATCTTTGCTTCTTCCAAGGCCGCCGCCTCTTTCTTGAGTTGCTCGGCAGCTTGTTTTTGTTGCACAAACTGATACAAGGCGAGAGCGCCTTCGTCAGTGTCTAACTGGGCGGCCCAATACTTGTTCTCGTGAGCAAGCTGGACCATCTCGTTCTCAATCTGCTCGTTGAACCCAGGCTGGGACGAGAGCATATTGTAACGACGCTGGGCGGCAACTTGCCGCTCCTGCTCGGCCATCTGCGCCTTGACGGAGTCCGGGTCAGGAATCACGCCCTCCTTGACCATGTCCCGATAAGCCTGCTTGGCTTCCCACCGTTGGATCTCAGCCCACCGGCGTTCCTGCTGCTCCTCGGTCATGTCGGTCGTCGGATTCGCTGGACGCGGATCTTCCTTCTCCATCGCCGCCTGCTTCTGCTGGGCCACCATCTGCTGATACTGCTGAGTCAGAGCCTCGTACTGCTTCCGCTGTTCAGCAATCTCCTGCATCTTCTTGGTGAACCCGGCCTGCATGGCCTTGTAGGTCTTGGTCAGGTCGTAAATCTTCCCGTCGTATTCAATGGATGACGGCAATTCGTCGGGATTGCCGTTCCACTCAACAACGCTTGGGGCCTCATCGACCGCCTCGTCCTCCTCGTCTTCGGCATCAGCCTCAACCTCGAACTCGTCAGAGTCCTCTTGAATCTCCTCCGACTCAGGAGACTCATCCAGACTTTCCTGCTCGTCCTCGACCGGGGCTTCGTCCTCGACGGACTCAACCTCATTGACGGCTTCCTCGACAGCGCTGCTCAACGCATCCTGAAAGGCTGCTTCGTTGTGTAGTGCCATGAGTTCCATCCTCTCTATCGTTATTGCGCTACACGCTTTTCAGGGACTTGTCCAAAGACTCCCTGACCAAGCGGTCGCGCCGCTTTTTACCGGCGGTCCTATACTCTCTACGAATTGCCGCCCTCGCCTCCGGGTCGTTCGGCTTTGAACGCTCCCGGATATACCTTGCCTCGTCCCGGTGATGCTTCATCGTCGGGTCGGGGTTGTATTCAGTTAGTCCCTTACGGTCCATCAGTTCCTTGCGATGCTGACGGCCCATGACATACTCGTTCAGGCCCTCGTCGTATCCGACGTAACTACAGCCGCCGGCAACCGTGTCGCCCTGAATCGCGGGCACGTCGTAGATTCTGTCATGCCTGCGCGTCATCGCCTCGCCGCACTGTGGACACTCCACGCGGTCGTCAAGGCTGTCGCTCATGCCCAAGAAGTGTTCGCTCCTCAGACAGCAGTAAGGGCACTCAAGCGTGTAGATGGGCATTAAGAAGCTCCTTGCATACGCGGTGTCTGGGTTCCTGCGCCAGTCTGGGCAATCGCGTCGGCCTCGCTCTCGGGCTCTCCAGCCTCGGGAACGGGACCGGGTGCCTGCTGGCCCTGCATCATCAGCATCTGCATCTGCATCTGTGACGCCTCAGCCAGCGCCTTGATGAAGTTGCCGTCCTTGATCCCGTAGGGCTCACACCAGCCGCGCACCAGCGCCTCGCTCATGAACAGGTGCGGGGCCTGCCCGGCGATCTGGGCGATCTGCGCCCTGCCAGCAGCCTGCTGCGCCGTGTTCGGAGGAGCCATCTCCTCGAAGTCCACGTCCACATCGAAGTCGCCAGCGATCATGTCCGGGTCCACCAGCGCCTGGAAGACCTGGCCGTCGGCACCCTGAACCATGATCGCCCGCTCGCGGGTCATGTTGGCGTCGATGCTGTCGTTCAGCTTCTTGAAGATCCGACGCCAGCACTCAGCCAGGATCTTGCGGTCATGCTCGATACGGGTGCCGCTGTACGCCTCCATGACGCTGACCTGCGTGGCGGTGTCGGCGGTAGAAGCCCCACGGGCCTCGTCCGTCATGCCGCCAACCTCGGCAAAGTCCTGAGCGATCCTCGCGCTGTTCGCGTAGATCGCCTCGCTCAACGGAGGCGGGTTGAAGGCCACGAAAGCGTCGGTCAGGTTCTGGTGGCCCATGATGTCCAGCTCGACCCAGGCCATGTCCTCGTCGTCCGTCAGCCGGTCCATGCCCACAGAGTCCAGCACGCCCTTGCGGGCCAGGATCTTCCGGGTTGACCGCTTCATGCCGCGCAGTTCCATCTGGCGGGCGATGTTGTACCACTCGTTGATCGGGGCGAGGTCCGTGCCCAGCGGGCGGGGGTAGAACTCGCCAAGGATCTGATTCGGGCGGAAGTCGCTGTACGGGTGGTCAACGATCTTGATCTCGGTCCAAGGCACGTCACGCAGCGCCTTGCCGTGGCCGTCGGCTAGAACGATGTACCGCTCGTTCACCAGGTCGTAGATGTGGAACAGCCGGACAACCTTGCGGTCGGACTTCTCGGGATCTTCCTTCTCCTCCGACCAGTCGCTGCCGTTCGCGTCCCAATTGAACGAGAGATCGTCGTCCTCGTCCTTGGCCATGCCGCTCGGCTTCAAGTCCTCGGTGTTCTTGAATAGAGGATCGGCCTTGACCGACTTGAGAGAACGAATCTCCTCCTCGGCAACCCACTGATGATCGTCCCAATAGTTCCCGCCGTCCGGGTCGATGATCATGTTCCGGTACGGCACCCAGCAGATGAAAAAGTCTTCCCAGATGGGCACCGAGTTGCGGGTGATCAGCCGCCCGCTGTCGTCCTCCATCAGCGAGCCGTCGAACCTGTTCCGCTGGAACTGAGACAGGTCAAGCTTGTTGTCCCGAATCGGGATCACCTGATCGCCGTCGGGCTCCAGCGGCGTCTCAAAGACGGGTCGGTAGCCAGCCTTGAGGCAGCCCCAGCCAAGCACGCCGGACTTCGTCAAGAGCCCCGAGGTCTGCTGAATGTGCTGCATCGGGGCAGAGACGATGTCGTTCAGCAGGGCTTCACGGGCCTTCGCCGGCACAACCTCACGAACTAATACTTGTCCGTTGGCATCTAACTTCGGTTGCCCGCCAGGGCCAGCGACAGGCACGGGGATGGGCTCCCATCCGTCGGAGGTCTTTGGGGTCAGCTTGACACGCGGGTCGTTGTAGGTGACCTGGGCGCGGTAGTTGCGGATGTAGGAACCAAGCTTGTTGACGGTAACCTCGTCAAACGAGCCCTCCTCGCCGCCCCATTGCTTCATGTCCTCGAACTTCTCGACGTGTTCCCAGCGGCGCTCCTCGCGCTTGCGGCGCTTGATCCCGCGAGAAAGCTGGTCGAACAGCCGACAGACCGCCTCGTCCTTATCGCCCTTGGGCTTCCTGACATCTTCGCCAATCATTCAAGTACCTCTAGCGGCTCATGAGTTCGCTGCATCTCAACCTTGCGGCCACGCTTGCCGGCGCACCACGAGCAATAATATGCGCCGTGACCAACGCCAATCGTCTGCATACTCGCATGACAATGCGGGCAGGTGTGGACCGTGATGAACATATAGGCATCGCCAATGGGCTCACCGATCACCAGCGCGGGCTCCAGAACATCAACGTCGAGATCCACTTCGAAACCGTCGAGAAGATCGTCCACGTCTTCGATAATCTTTGCACCAGCCTTAGTGGACATGGATGCCACTACTCCTTTTGCGCTCCTTGGCCGCGATCAAACGAAGATCCTCGACCGCCTGTGCGAACGTCCCCGCCCGCTTGATGGGCTTGCTGTCTACAAAACCATACACCCCGTCGTCGAACAAAGCCGCCGTAGCGTCCCATGCATGGTTGTTCTTCTGCCGAATCTTCTCCGAAGGATTCTTGCGCTGCTCGACGGCACTACTTGTGAACTTCTCCCAGCGCAAATCCATTAGTTCCTTGTTCAAGTTCGGAGTGGCCTTCGTCAAGAACGCCGTCGGCTCCTTAAGATCGGACCAATACGTTGACTTAAACATCTGGGCCACGGATACGTCCTGCGCCCTGCGCCCCGGCTGTAGATAAAGCCCATGCTCCTCATACAACTCAATGAGCGTCTTAATGTCTGCCGCGTGCTTCGCGTGCTGCGTCTTGTACCCGATAGACGGATCACAGATGATCTTCTCTATCCTGTCCCAATACGGGCACCGCTTGATCTTCTCGACGTGCCGGGCCATGTTCGTGTTGGGCTCGTACAACTCCCATACAGAATAAGCCTTTCCGTCCTTGTCGATGCCCCACACAATGAACGCCGAAGGGTTCTGGCTCCCGTAATCATACCCGGCAAAAAACCGCATCTTATTCATGATTTCGTCGGGAACGAATCCATCAATAAATATACCACAGCCTGGCTTTAGGAACGGGAACACGGGGTCTCCGCCACCAGCGCCGTAGTTGATCTCCATCTCCGTCTGCCAGCCGACGCTCTCGTAGTCCCCCTCGTAGCCGGGGCGCTTCACGGCGTCCGCATACCACTGTGCGCCGAGGCGTGCGGGGTCTTTGTTCGGGTCGGCGGTATACTTCACCTCAAGCACCCAGGCCCCGCCCTCCGTCTGCCACGACCGCATACCCTTCGGCCATTCAA